AGTCATTCCTCGAACCGTTGAAAAACGTGCTACAATGTATTGGTTGGACCCACGAGAAGACCATTACAATTTCGAGTTTCTTTTCATGAGCAAGAAAATATTCGTAGTCACATGGACTAATCATGTCGTGGGTCAAGTTGGTCCCGAAGACATCAAGTGCTTTGAAGACTATGATACCGCTATGGCATTTGCCAAACTAATGCGGAACGATTATAATTATGTACAATTTTATGAGGAACGAGTAGATCAATGGGATTCTTAGACACCGTAATTAAAGAAAGTGGAAACGAGTTTGCTGGTCTGGTTAGCGAAGGAATCGCTGCTGGTGATATTACTGACTACGTTGATACTGGCAGTTATATTGTTAATGCCTTGGTTAGTGGTTCCCTTTTTGGAGGTCTTCCTTCCAATAAGGTTACGGCCTTGGCAGGAGAATCAAGCACGGGCAAGACTTTTTTTGCTCTTAGTGTCGTTCGTAATTTCCTTGACGCTAATCCTGACGGCGGAGTCATTTATTTTGAGACTGAATCCGCCATTTCCCGTGACATGATTGAGTCTCGTGGTATCGACTCTAAGCGTATGATCATCATGCCTGTTGCTACCATCGAAGAGTTCAGAACACAGGCATGTAGGATTCTTGATAAGTATCTAAAGGAACCTAAAGACGAGCGGGTGCCCATGATGTTTGTGCTAGACTCCCTTGGTATGCTTTCCACCACTAAGGAGATGGAGGACGTTGCCAATGACAAGCAGGTCCGTGACATGACCAAGAGTCAGTTAATCAAAGGTGCCTTCCGTGTTTTGACTTTGAAACTCGGACAAGCACAGGTGCCTATGATCGTGACCAACCATACATATGATGTGATCGGTTCCTATGTCCCCACAAAGGAGATGGGTGGCGGCACTGGTTTGAAGTACGCTGCTTCTACTATCATCTATCTTTCAAAGAGTAAAGAACGTGACAGCAAGAAGGAAGTTGTTGGTAACATTATTAAATGCGAGGCGAAGAAGTCTCGTCTAACCATCGAAGGGAGTAAAGTTGCAACACGTCTATTTTTTGACGAGCGAGGTCTTGACAAATACTACGGCTTACTGGAATTGGGTATCGAGTACGGAGTCTTCGGGAAGAACGGCAATCGGGTTCTTATTGGGGAATCTTCCGTTTATCCTTCTGCTGTACTTTCTGATCCCGAAAAATATTTCACCCCCGAAGTAATGGAAAAACTCGAAGAGGCAGCAAAGAAAGAATTCTCCTATGGCAACTGAGCGTATTGAACAGACTATCTTGCGAAACCTCCTCTTCACTGAGGAATACTATCGCAAGGTAGTTCCTTTTCTAAAAGCAGATTACTTCCAAGAATATCATGAAAAGATTGTCTTTGAGGAGATCGCTGACTTCGCTAGTAAGTATGATAAGATACCTACTCAAGAAGTTCTTACGATCAATCTACAAAATCGTAATGACCTTACTGACGATGCGTACCAAGATTCGTTATCGACGGTACGAGGACTCAGTAATGAGTGGGTCGATTACGAATGGTTGCTCGACGCCACAGAAAAGTGGTGTCAAGACAGAGCAATATACCTCGCCCTTATGCGGTCGATCAAGATCGCAGATGGAGGCGATAAGAAGATATCAAAGGATGCGATACCTAGCATTCTACAAGAAGCACTAGCAGTTTCCTTTGATGAACATATTGGACACAGTTATACAGAACAAGCAGAAGAACGCTATGATTTCTACCACCGCAAAGAAGAAAAAATCCCATTTGATTTGGAGAAGTTTAACTTCATTACAAAAGGTGGTCTCAGTAACAAGACTCTCAACGTCGCTCTTGCTGGCACGGGTGTCGGGAAATCTCTTTTCATGTGCCATTGCGCTGGTGCCGCACTCACACAGGGGTACAACGTACTCTACATTACATGTGAAATGGCAGAGGAGAAAATTGCTGAACGAATTGACGCAAACCTTCTGAATGTACCTGTCAAAGATATTGTTGAACTACCAGAAGTTCTCTTCACTAGCAAGGTTCAGGAGATCGCTAGGAAGACTCAAGGCAAACTTATTATCAAAGAATATCCTACAGCGTCCGCCCACGCAGGACACTTCAAGGCACTCCTGAGTGATCTTTCTCTCAAGAAAGACTTTAAACCCGACATCATCTTTGTCGATTATCTAAACATCTGTGCGTCTGTGAGGTATAAAGGTGCGATTGTCAATAGTTATACGTATGTCAAGGCTATTGCTGAGGAGCTTCGGGGTCTTGCTGTGGAAGTTGGGGTTCCTATTGTCTCAGCTACTCAAACTACTCGCTCTGGTTATGGCAATAGTGACCCTGACCTTACCGATACTAGCGAGTCTTTTGGTTTGCCTGCCACTGCTGATTTTATGTTCGCTCTCATCAGCACTGAGGAGCTTGAACAACAGGGTCGCATCATGGTCAAACAACTTAAAAACAGATACTCAGACCTCGTTACCTCACGAAAATTCATGGTGGGAATTGACAGATCAAAGATGAAGCTGTATGATGTAGCGGACGATGCTTCCGCTATCAGCATCGATGCAGAGAACCCTGGTGAGGAGTTCTCACAATTTGCAGAAACACAAACCCGTTTATCTAAATTTGCTGAGTGGAATGTATGATTAATTTCAATAAGTATGAAGAGTTTGTCTCTACTGTTACGTCAAATCCTTCAACAAACTTTGTTGATTTCGCTGACCGTATTGGCGAACTTGATCGAGAGGGTGCCAATATTGAGCGTCTTCTTACTAGTGGCGTTGGGATCAATGCTGAAGGTGGTGAATTCCTTGAGATCATTAAGAAGATGGTGTTTCAAGGAAAACCCTGGAACGAAGACAACAGGGAGCACCTAATCATTGAACTTGGTGACATCATGTGGTATGTTGCTCAAGCAACTCAGTCTCTTGGTATCAGTATGGAAGAAGTTCTTGATACCAATATCCGTAAGTTGTCTAAGCGTTATCCTGCTGGCACTTTTGATTCTTATATGTCAGAAAATCGCCAGGCAGGTGACCGATGAAAACTCTTACACTAGAAGATTATCAAAAAGCAGGCGAAGAGTTTTGGCCTAAGTATTGGTACGTTGCCAAAGAACTTGGGGAGGATGTCAAACCAGAACAAGTCCTCAAGGTCATGGAAGCGATTGGAGGAGTTGCACTTAAACTTGCACTCACAGACAAACTACCACCATTTGGATTCAATAAGAAAAAAGATGACGACTAAATTTATTTTATTCACCAAGGACTCCTGTGGTCCTTGTGGTCTGGTAAAGCGATACTTCAACGCTCTCAATGATGAGCGCACTGAACTTATCGAAGAAGTTCAACTAGAAGATGTAAGCGACGAACCAATTCCTGAAGAGAACCTTGCTCTTGCAAAACAGTATGATGTGACTGCTACTCCTGTTCTCATTATTGCTGATGAAGAAGGAAAACTTTTGGAAACATATATTGGCGGTGTTCCCATCACTCAAAACATTCGCAAACTCTGGACAAAATACGATGTATAAATATGACCTCCCTCTAAATAGTTAGACGGGAGGTTTTCTTATGGCATTCAATAGCATACCTAAAAACTCCTCTGAGATGAGAGCTCTTGCAGGGAGCAGTATTGATAAGAAGTACAGAGGTCCAATCATTCATTTTTATAACCATATTAAGAAGCACTATGGTATAGAAGACGCATTGGCATTTAACCCTAAGACTAACGCAGGTAAGAGTTGTAAGATCATGCGTGGGTTAAAGGGAACAGTTGATGTAAGTAAAATTAAGAAAGAAGTTGGACTCGACTCAAACTTCAAAGTTACCTGGGGAGATGGTAGCAGAGGCAATCGTGGTACAGGAAACAGGGGCAATCTATTTGAAGAGCAACTTGAGAATGGATTGAATGATTGGATTGAAGAAGGTGATTATTCTAACAATCAATACAAAGGATTTATTGATGACTTGATTAAGTATTATGATTTGGAAGATTGTCAAGTAGTAAAAGTAGTTGCCGAGGGTGGTGAAAATAAAAAGAGACCACTGAAATATGAGAATGGAAACTGGAAGGTTGGTGATGCTGATGGATCACACTATGATATTGGAGCTACAGTTACAGATCTTACACTAACAACAAAGAAAGGATCCAAAACAAATGTCATATATCTTTCCCTGAAGACTAGTGGTACAACCACCATGTCTAACTTAGGTGTCAAGAAAATTTTTACTAAAGAAGAGATACAGCGTGGTTCTATTCAAACTGATGTAGGACTAAAAGTTCTGGAAACATTTGGTATCAACAACGATAGGTTTTGTAGAATTTTTAATGAAGCAAACTCTGGACAGGTTGTAAGTGGTGGCAATGATCCCAGTCCAAAATTCAACAGATCGCTGTTGCAGGGAATGATTCGTGGTTCTATTGGATATGGATATCACTACACCCATAAGCAAGGAAGTAAGATCAAGAACTTCCCCATGACTAAGCAACTATGTGATCGTGCTACCAGGGTCACTTCTGTAGTTGTCCATTATGGTGGCAAGACTGGCACGGGACAACGTGTGGATGTCACAGTCAAGACACCTGTCATGGAATTAAAGTTTAACATTCGTGACACAAGCGGCAGTCCGTACCCATGGCCTGATAAACTACAGTCAGCGTACAAGTTCAACGGCGAAGCAGTGTTCAGTGTTCCAGAGGACGGGTACAAAGACTGATGGCAAACATTAAACAACTCAAGCACCTAGAACACCTGGAAGATGAGATGCTGAACTATGGCGTCGATGGGTGTATGGCAGCAGTCTCGTTCTTGAAAGAACTTCGTAAGATGTTGGGGCAGCAAGAGAGCAGTGGTTTCATGCAGACCAAGTGGGACGGTGCTCCTTCTGTTATTTGTGGCATGGATCCCCTTGCAAATATCTTTTTCGTTGGAACTAAATCGGTATTTAATAAAGACACACCAAAGATCTGCTATTCGGAAGAAGATGTAGATTCTATGTACAGTGGAGACCTTGCGGAAAAACTCAAGTTCTCTTACAGATACTTTAGCAAGCTTGGTATCAAGGGAGTTATTCAAGGTGATCTCCTATTCACCTCTGATATTAGAACGGAGATGGTAAATGGAGAAAGACTCTACACATTTCGACCAAACACTATTACTTATGGCATCCCTACTGACCACGATATTGGTAAAAAAGCTGGCAGAGCAAAGATCGGAGTAGTATTCCATACTCATTATCAGGGAACAGATCTTCCTACAATGCAGGCAATGGCAGGAGCACCTGTTGATACTTACAAGGATATTCCTGAAGTATTGATTGTCAAGAATGACACCCCCATGGATCGTGTTGGATTCTCTAAACAAGAGATGAATAAGTTTGATAATTATATCTCTAAGATCGAACGTATGTGTAAGATCTGTGGTCCTTTCCTTGATGAATTGGTGGATGCAACTGGCACCACAGGCGATAAGAAATTTCATATTGCATCATACCTGAAGCAGTTCTTTAATAATGAGATTAAGAATGCTCGTAGTATTTC